TATCGTTAGGCGTAAAATTCTCAACAGGATACCTGAGTATGTAAATACTGATAAGTTGGGACCAAATCCTACTTTATTTGATATTGCTAATCTTTGCCTTGAAGTATTAGAAAGGTGTGGAGCCTTAGAAGGTATTGATTTAGATTGGTTTGATGATAAACTTTTTCAGGGAAGGACACTTGTAAGATCAGCTACCTATGTAGATGTGAAACAGGTTGTTAAAAATAGAGAGGTGCAGCGAGGTATTCAATTAAGACACTTAGTTGGAGACATTCTTTTTAACTTTGATCCTCAATGTGTTTATACTGGTATTGCCCGTTATAGTAAAAGTGAAGACCTTTTTTATCTAAATGATGCTCAACATAGATTTGTTGCTTGTATCATTTTAGGTATTAGGTCTATACCATTGGATTATATCGTAAGTGAATATCGTAGTGATGATATTAAACAATATGCAGCAGTTAATATTCGTAGTCTTAGTGCGAGTGAGTTTGATAAGTATCGTATTAAGAGGGCTGCTATAGCTGCTAAGTTAAAAGAAAACCCTGATGCTGATATAGAAGCTGAGTTTGATGCAGACTATATACAGGCATATAACTTAGGTGATCTATTGGCCAGTAAAGGTTGTAGATTAATTGAAAAGGGTTCAGATGAAAAGACTAAACCCAATGAGTGTACAGGTGTTCGTAACTTACTGAGACATTATTCTGATTATGATCGAGACATCTTTGTTAGGGCCTTGAAAATCAATCAATCAGTATTTTATAACGCTCCTATATCAACTCCTAACATTTGGGGCATTTGTGAATTCATTTACCTTCAAACTAAATCTGAAGTAGATGTTTCGGCTGAGGAAATGGATAAAGCTATTGTTAGAGGTTTAAGACGTAGATACAATTCTAATCGTAATGGCTTTCACTTAGAAACTAAGAGATGTTTCCAAGACGGAATACAAAAGGATTATTCAATACCTGAGCCAATGAAAATTGCTTCTGGTATTTTAAAGCTGGTGAAGGTTGTGTCATCTGATATTGATTGGGTTGATATAGTTTATGGTCCTTTAAACATCATAGATTATATGGATGATTTTAGGGTTCCTGGTTATACTAGTCTTAAAAGTGTAGCATAGTTATGACTGTTATTAACTCTAAAATATTGGGTCGCCGTTTGGCGACCCAATTTGATGAAAACACTTATTACACACAGCAATTATATAACTTTTGGGTTGATAATGAACACGATCCAGATGTCTTATTTAAGATAAAGGTGTATGGTTACTACAAACAAAATTATAAATGGAGTCAGGAACAAGCTGATAAATTTATTCAGGACAATTTAGAATCATCTAGGTCGTGGGAAATTAATGATACAGAGTATTTTTATGATTGGGGGGCAGGTATTAATAAAATCACCTGGGATAAGATGCACGAACCCAATTTAGATCACATTGTCCCGAAAGAACAGGGAGGAGAAGATACTCCGGAAAATATGCGTATAAGATGCAGGCGACTTAATGAGAATAAGGGAAACACCAATAGTGATATTGAAAGGGTTGCATCTATTGTGGATCTTGCTGAAGATATAGAAGATACAGATATAAAGAAACAGTGTTTAATAGAATTAAAGAGGATTTTTAATGGCTAAAAAAATCTACAAGTTTAACGAGGATGCCCTTATTGAAGAGTTTAAGCAGTACATAGACTCTACTTATAAGGGACACTATGGACAAGGAGGACTTCAGTCCTCCGAAGTCATAGTCGATAGAGGACATGGCTTAGGATTTTTTTTAGGCAATGTCGATAAGTACAACGCTAGATACGGTAAGAAAGGAGACCCTTCAGATCATAGAAAGGATCTGATGAAAGTAATTCATTATGCTTTCTTAGCACTTTATGAGCATGATAGAATCAATAATGACTCTTGACATTATATTATTTATTTTGTATACTAGTTATACAAATTCAAATTGAGGTACAATATGAAAATTAGCAATGAAACAATTTCGGTTCTTAAAAACTTTGCAGGTGTGAATACTAATATTCTAATCCGTGAAGGCAATGTTCTATCAACTATCAGTTCAGGCAAAAACATTTTTGCTCGTGCTACTGTTTCGGAAAGTTTTGATCGGGAGTTTGCGATTTACGACCTTAATAGCTTACTCGGACTCTTGACTCTTATGGAAGACACTGATGTGAATTTCGGTTCTGAATCGCTGTCAGTCTCTAAGGATCAAAGTATTTTTGAATACTATTATGCTGATCCTGCAATCATAACTTCTGCTCCTAACAAGCAAATCGAAGTAGATGAATACTACAGCTTTGATCTGTCTGAAGACTCTCTCAACATGATTACAAAGGCAGTTGGCATCACAGGTGCTCCTATGCTGAGTGTGATTGGTGATGGTAATCAAGTTACTTTGACTGTAGGTGATCCTGCAACCCCTAAGACTAATTCTTTCAAACAAGTTATTGGCGAAAGTGACAAAACATTTTCAGCACATCTTGCAATAGAAAACTTCAAAGTTATTTCAGGCAATTATCATGTGGTTATTTCTGAAAAGAAATTCATGTATCTTGCTAATACTAAAACTGATGTTAAGTATTGGTTGGCACTTGACAAGACCTCGGAGATTTCGTAATGAACGAAGATCGCCTTGAAATACAAATTCGTGAGGCTACTAATGGATGGGTAGTTGAATTCAACAAGTACGGCGAGACTATAGAGTACATATACTCTCGCCCTGGTCCTGCTCTTAGCTTTATTAAAAAAGTCATGAACGAGGACGAGGACGTTTTTACAGGAACAGAAAATGACAGTGAATAAAGAGAAACAAGAATCTGAAGTAATTGCTGAGGATGATACTTCTACTGAAGAAGAAACTGAAGGCAGGCACATTGAGTTAGTTATTAATGACGATACTTCAATTAAAGAAAAGTTTGGTGGATAATAATGGATAAAGGTAATTTTCTTTGGGTCGAAAAATATAGACCTCAGACTATAGATGACTGTATTTTACCTGATGATATTAAATCCACATTCAAGGAGTTTGTTAAAAAAGGAGAGATTCCTAATCTCCTTTTGTGTGGTTCTGCTGGTACAGGCAAGACTACAGTAGCTAGAGCATTGTGCGAAGAGTTGGGCTGTGATTATATTGTTATCAACGGCTCGGACGAAGGACGACAAATAGATACTCTCAGGACTAAAATAAAGCAGTTTGCTAGTGCTTTCAGCTTTGAGAATAAAACTAAGGTTGTAATTCTGGACGAGGCTGATTATCTTAACAAGGATAGTGTGCAGCCTGCTCTCCGTGCTTTTATTGAAAACTTCTCAGAGAATTGTCGTTTCATATTTACTTGTAATTATAAGCAACGTATCATATCTCCTCTGCATAGCAGGACTACAGTAGTAGAGTTTGCTCTGAGAAATGAAGATAAGCCTGATCTATGTGTCTCCTTTCTAAAGCGTATGCAGGACATACTAAGTTCTGAGGGTGTTGAATACAAGACTTCTGTTCTAGCAGAATTGCTCAAGAAATATTTCCCTGATTACAGGAGAGTCATAAACGAATTACAGCGTTATAGCTCATCTGACATAATTGATGAGGGAATCCTTAACAATATAGCAGAGATAAATACTAAAGAACTTATCACTTCTTTGAAAGAAAAAGACTGGAAGAAGATGAGGAAGTGGGTTGCTAACAATGTTGATAGCGATCCTCAAGGAATTTTTAGATTTATTTTTGATAGTTTGGTGCCTGAAATTTCCACAGTTCCTCAGATGGTTCTACTTATTGCAGACTATCAGTACAAATCTGCCTTTGTTGCAGATCAGGAAATTAACCTTATAGCTTGCCTAACAGAAATAATGGCATCGGTAAAATTCAAATGAATACAAAATTTTCAACAGTGGATCATCACTCTAAAATAAGAGTAGTCTTTAAAGGTGGATATTCTCACGAGGTTTGGGTAAAGGGAATTGTATTTGATGAGGATGGTCAAATTGGTTGGGAGCATATTCATGATCACAATGAATTCCTTGAGTTTGTACCAAATGAAATACTTTGTATCGTTAGAATAAAATATAAAAAAGCAAGGCAGTGGCACATACTTCAAGGATTGAAGGGGCTGTTTTCCAGTACCTCCAGTGGAGTTAAAACTGTTTCATCAAACACTTCTAGTGGTATAAAAAGATTATTTTCATTTGTATTTAATGGAATCAAAAAGGTTGTCCTCGGGGTTATAAATGGTGTCAAGAAAATAGTATTAGGAATTCTCAACGGAATAAAGAGATTAGTATTAGCAATATTAATTGGGATAAAAAACTTTTTCATGGCTATCTGGAATTTCATAAAAACAATCTTCTCTAAAATCTGGTCTAACATAAAGAGATTGTATTTTATAGTCAGGAAGATACGACAAATGATAACCAAAGCTAGAAGAAAACTATTTGGAATACGATAAAGTGAGCTTTCTTGAAGAACTAGGTCCTCCTGATGAGGAAATAAACGAAAAAGACTTTGAGGAAAAAATCAAAAAGATAAGTCCTTTTGATTATGTTCAAGCAATAAATTATACAAAAGAGGATCTGATACTAGATGAGCGAACTGAAAAAGAGTATAATGCTTTCATTATTAATCGTGCTATGGGTTAT